CACAAAATAACGTTTCCGTCCAGATTATACTTTACGAGAAAAGCATCACGGTTAGCATTGGTTACAATCTCCGTGAGTGTCGCGCCTGGATTACCATTCGAGTTGTTGAATGTAACAGTGCCTGCAAAAAAGCCTACTATATATATTCCGGATGCATCTGCCTTTATATCAGTAATGTTGACTGTTTTCCCGGGCGCCCCCATGGATGCACACCAAAGGATATTCCCACCGGCATCAATTCGCGTGACAGCTGAATCTGACGTACCTATAGACGCAAGGCTTGTTGGAAAAATGGATCCGTCTGAATTGTACAATTCCAAAGGTCCGACGGTATATGTCATTGAAAAATACGAATCTCCGCCATACACAGCATGGCCCTGTGGTGCTACAACCGTGTCTGTAAATTTTGTAGCCCACGAACTATACACCGCGGTATAATTGACACACGGAGCTGCGATATACTTTAAAGGTCCGCTAAAAAATGGTTCGCGTGAAATCGGTACGCGTTGAATTTGTGGAATGAGTATCTGGTGACGCTGAGTCGCAAAGAAACGACGCTCGTCTTCGCCGAGGCGGATACAATGCGACCAACACTTGTAAATGTATTGAGTCGCCGCAATCGTCGAGTTCCATGTGATATTAATCTTGACTTCAGCGTATTTGAGAGCTACGAGCGGCAAGGCTTGGCGGTCAAAAAAGAACCCGAGCGGCTGGAATGCGGGAGTTTGCGAACGTTTCGAATATGTATCAGACTCTAAGACCTTCTGGATCGTGTTGATATATGTCAGATCATGTATAGCAATTGTTTGATTCCCTATGACGAGCTCGACTGATGAGATGATGTTCATCCATACTGGGTTTGGGACAAGCGCTCCAGTCGTTTTGTCGTATGCCATGAGGTAGGTATAACCCAACAGATCGCTTTTTGTGTTAATGACAATCTTTCCGTCTACAGGCACTGTAAATTGCTCGATTGCCAATCCGAACGGTGTGTGTCGTTTCATGTTTGATCTATAAAAAGAAACCTGGGGATCACCAGAAAGCCAAGCGTCCTGTATCCCACGTGCAAGAAGCTGAATTTGGGCCATTCTGTTATTTGTGTAGAATTTAATAGTACATCAACGATGCAGAACCGTTGTGGATATCTATGATGTTGTACCCGACACCATAAATATATTGTCCAGACAGCATCGTTGTCAAAGGGACACTTGGTGGTGTAACAATCTCAAACTTATCCAGTCGTGAAAAATTAAGGGTTCCTGTCGGCTGAACCGATGCAGTATCCAGACAGAATGGGATGACTAACATGTTAGCGCTTAAATAGCCATTCTGTGTGTGATAATACGAATTGACATCGGACCATTGAATTAAATGCTGATATTCGTAGACATCGGCCGAGTTGACTTTGATTTTCAACTTATAGTCCATTATTTATACTCCAGATTTAAACAACACAAGTCTATCGCCCGTTACCACCACGAATCTGTACACGCTCTGGTCCACGGGCATATGGACCGTCGGGGTTGCACGCAGATGGGTCATCACGGCACATAGGGGCGAACGGTTTTCCGAACGCGGCGTTGGTGAAAGCCGCCTGGTCGTTTGGCCATGTTGTCGCGGCCGTCGTGTAGAAGTTGCGCTCTGCGTCGCGTTTACGCTCGAACGGGTGGATCGATTTCCACTCGTTCTGAACCTCCTCCTTCATCGACGGGTACCATGGAGCCTGCTGCGCGTAGCTTGGGTCATCGCCAAGAAGGTAGTTGGCCATTGGATTATCGCGCGTCGGCATGCGCAGACCGCTCATCACCTTTGGACCCGTCGACACTGTACGATTACCATCTGGAATCATGTTCATACCGTACAGTACATAAAGAGCGGCAATGACGAGGGCACCGAGAGCAACGATGCGAGCATCACGGCGAATCAGGTAGGTGAGCACGACGGCGTACACAATGAAACGAGTCGTTGCAAGTACTCGCTCCTCGGCCGTCTGACGAGACGTCGGCCAAAAATTGAGCATTTGATCTTTTGCAATGAGTTCACGCATGTCAATCGTCATCTTCTAGTTTACGTGGAGATTTTTTACTCCAACGGGGCTGGAGTCCAAGTCGCGAGGCGACTTGTCCTTTCCCGTTGTCTGTCGGCTGGTGGTGGCAACTTTCAGATCAGGGGACCCTTACCACCCTTGAGTAGAGACGACATCAGACCGTTCATGCTGCTCATCAGAGCCGCCTCGTCGATTGTGCCATCGGGGGTGGTTGCTGTATCCTGGAGCTGGCTGGCACACTTCTGTGCCACAGACTCGATCATGTTGAGCGTCTCGGCTGGAAGAGCTGAGATGGTCGTACCCAGAATGTACAGCGTCTGAAGGTACTGCCAGATGGCATTCTTCGTCGTCTCGGACAGATCAGAGTTCCACAGACGAGGAATGTCCAGGTCATTTAGAAAAGGCACATCTGACGCGTGAGTCTGGAAAAACTCCTCATCCTTCTGCATCAGGTGGTTTGCAAAGGGACCCACCGTCTCCATAAACTCCTTCAGAGGCTTCTTCTGGTTCGCCTTGCGCAGAAGCACAAACGTGTTCTGGTACTTTACCAGCTTCTTCTCATTGGGGAAGGTGAGAACAAGCTCGTCAAGAAACTGCTGCATCATGTCGTTGAAAGCGTTGGTGGTGGTCGCCATTGATGAATTGTGTACTGAATACTTTAAGTTCCAAACCTGTTGGACTCAGGCCCTGAACGGCGTGGTTGAAATAGTCTCTTGGTGTCCGTTCCCTTGGTGGACGATGATGTACACGAGCAAACCGACGAGGAATGCAGGCTTGAAGTACGCAGAATTAGGCAGCGCCTTTTCGTTGTTCAGCGATGCGCGAATGTGAATGTAAGCAACAGTCGCTGCGGCTGCAATCAGAGCAGCGCTCATAGGCTCACGGAAATAGTGATCAGCCATCTACTAATCGAATAGAATTTATTTATCCGGAGCGTCGTCGAACAACGTCTCGTTGTGAACCTTGACTGGAACATATTTAACCGCCGGGGGGAGACCTGGTCTACCGGGCTCAGGGAATTCATCTCGCACCGGCGTTCCAGCCTCTGGTGCTGGTGTGCCCGCCTCGGGTGCCGGCGTTCCAGCCTCTTCTGGTGCTGCCGGCGTTCCAGCCTCTGGTACACCGGGCAACGGCGTTGCAACCGGCGTTGACTCTTCTTCCGTCTCTGGATCCGCAGGGTCTGTGGGGTCTTCGTTGGCACCACCCATGTCGAGGTCGCCTGTAAAGTTGGGAATGTACGTATCAAGGATTTGTTGTACAGGAATAAAATCATCAACCACCTCCTTGATCAGTTCGCTGAAACGAGCCCCCATCTTGATGCGACGATCCTGGTCAGACATCTTATCAACTATGACGTATGGATCCTCGTACAGGCTTTTGGCAACAGCGATGTAGCACGAGTGAACAAACACGTCATTGGATGGCAGTTTGATGTTAATCTTTTTCGAGTCGGATGAAATACGCACGGCGGACATGATCTTGACTGAAATGACAAACACGGCGGCGAGCAGGTTGGGAAACATCGAACAGGACTTGATGATGGCGTCGGCGTGCTGCTTCACGATGGTATTGTTCCAGTGAGGCACCTCCTGGAGCAGCGTCTGGTAGTGAATGAGCGTCTGACGTCCCTTTGACACCTCGATCGCCTTTTTGTACATCTCGTAGAAGGCATCAATCATCACGGGCGTCATGGCGTTACACAGCTTGATCATAAACTTGCGTTCGGCCTCGACTAGGATAGCTGTCGAGTCCATTGATGGTAGCGGGTTTAATTTTTCGTACAAGACTCGCGCACTTTTTTTTTCAGTGGATATATATAATGCATATCGATTATGAACGTATCATCCTCTGGATCCTCGTCATCGTCATGTTCATCAAACTGTTTGTTATGCGTGAGATGTACACCGCATCCAGCCCGCTCAGCATCATGGACCTGGCGGAGTTCCGTGGACTTCCAGATGACCTCAAGCAGGTTTGGCAGACTAATATCGTAAACACCATCATGTCTGCTTTCGGTATAAAATTTACACAGGCATGGGCGAGTGTTTCTGCAAGTGATAAACAAAAGTTTACGACCCAAGTTGCAGAAGCTGCAGCTCAGCTTGCAAAAAACATCCAGGACTCTCCTATCGTTATTAATTCCTCGTAAATAGTAATGGCTCTCAGTGGAACACAAAATTTTCTCGATGGAGTCACCTTTCCAACTTTTAGTGTTTCTGGGCTGAATAACGTAATGAACGGCGTGACAGCTCCAACACTTCCATCTGTTACAGGTGTCAGTGTCGACTCACTCAAACAAAACGTGACTGTGCCAGCGGCACCAGCGGCGGCGGCACCAGCGGCGGCAACTGATGATTCATCTTTAAATTGGCTATGGATACTCATTATCATTCCTATAGGAATTGTTGGTGCAGCTGCAATGTCCAAGTAATCACTTTTTTCCACGCAATTTCGCAGCTGTCTTTTGTAGATTCGCGAGAGACGGAAGCGAAATGCTTCTCGTAGACTCTTCTTCAGCAGAGTGATCAATGATGACAGGTCCCTTGGGTTTCGTGTCGCCCCAGCTGATACCCAACGTGCCCTGTGCCACCTTGATCACTTTGTATCCGAGTCGGTCAAGCTGACGCTGAATGTACACGGTTGTGCTGTCAATCTCGTACGCAGGGTACCCTATGGTAAACGGTGGAATTGTCAAAAACAACGAACGTTCTCCAAGTTCTGACGCAGATTTGATTTTGCGACAGAGCTGTTCGAGAATTGCTTTGTAGGTTGCCTTGCGAACCTCGAGTCGCTTGTGCTCTCGCTCAGCAAGATTTTGTGCTGAAATCATTCCTAATTAACGCTTAGAAACAACGGTGCCGTTCCACGCCGCAGCGTCGGCGTTGTTTCTCTCCGTATCACGCATCTGCTCCAGCCAAATGTCAAGCTTACCCTGGTATCCCGGAACCTGGGTCTTCAGATCCGCAAACTGTTTGTCCAGGACAACCTGGGTGTCCTCGAACGTGGTGTACGAATCGCTGGGACCGAAGGGCTCGAAAACATCAGCAGCGCCTATGCCGGGCTGGGGCTGCTCAGACATTTCAAGGATGTTACCGTCACCGTCCGCCTTGATGTCGTACTGGACACCAAAGTAGCCACGTGTGTTGACGAACATGATACGGGCATCATACATCACCGACCCTTGGTCACCCTGCATAGAGTTTATGTAGATTGTCTGGACTGGGTACACATCAGGGTTCTTCGTCTGAATGGCATTGATGATGGTCTGGATCGTTGCTGGGCTCACTGGCTTGTTATCGCTGACGTTCACAAACGCTTCACCGTTCATGAACACACCGCGGTTCCACAGCAAAAATCCCAAAATTGCCAGAAGGAGAAATACGACAACGTCCTTCATATTATTAACAGGCGAGAAAAAAGACCGCGTCGACTTCCTGGGTACAAAAAGTTATCCAATACTAGGATGGCCACTCTGGTCTACAGCGACAAGTGTCCGTATTGTTCTCAGGTGATTCAGGAGATTCGGGAAAACCCGGCGCTCGTTCACATGATTCGTTTCCATAACGTGTCTACTCAGGGGGTTCCATCGAGACAGATTACACGCGTGCCCACACTGGTGACGAACGATGGTCATCTGGTTGTCGGAAATGACGTTCGCAAATGGATCGAATCGATGAAACCAGAAGAGCGTGTTGAAGAGTTTGACCAGACGGCTCTTTCCGGAGCCATGCTCGATGACACACATGACAACGATGCTGGAAACTATTTCGACCTTGATCACTTCAATATGCCCCTGGCGCCTCCGATGACACGTGAACTCGAGGAAAAGGTGAATAGAAAGGTGTCTGATGCCTACCAGAAAGGTATAAAGTGAGTATGTGTTTTATAGGTATGGTTCGTCTCAAGACGATTCAGGCGAGTGCCTTTCGCACCGTCTTTGAGGTGCTCAAGGATATTATCAACGATGTCAACCTCGTGTTCCGCCCAGAGGGTCTCATGGTTGTCACACTCGACACGGCGCGCGTGACGCTCGTCCACCTGGTGATGCCAGCTGAAAACTTTGAAGAGTATCATTGCGAGGGGGAACACACGGCTGGTCTCAATGTGTCAAACACGTACAAGCTGCTCAAGTCGGTGACCAATACGGATACACTGAGTATGTCGATTGACGATTCGTACCTGCTCCACATTCACATTGAGAATGCAGCGAAAAAGTCGTCGACGTCATTTGAGTTTAAGCTCCTGGATATCAACGACGACATGTTATCAGTGCCTGAGATTGATATGAACGTCATGACTACCATTCCGAGTGTTGATTTCCAGCGCGTGACACGTGACATGAACAACTTGGCTCAGGATATTCGAATCACGCGTAAGAAGAACACACTCGAGCTCGAGTGTGAGGGTGGCTTTGCAAACCAAAAGACTATCCTTGAGTGTGTCGAGCCCGGAAAGGACAAGGCGCTCGGGAATGTGTTTTCACTCAAGTACATAAATATGTTCACACGTGCGACGAGCCTGTGCTCGAGCGTGCAGCTGATGCAGCATGATGACGACGACAATATGCCCATCGTGTTCCGGTACACGGTTGCAAACCTCGGTGAACTCAAGTTTTACTTGGCACCGAAGGTGGAGTGAGCTAACCCAGTATAATCAATGGAAAACGAATCCTCTCAGCTCGTTCACACGATGAACGATCTCCTCGTGAAGGGCGACTCAACAACGGCGTGGAATATGCAACGGGCACTCCCCTTGTCCGTCAAACCTGTACACGTGTCACTTGACCGAGGACGTTCTGAATGCAAACTGTACCTGAAACTTTTTTTACGAGAACCCATTTGATTCCCAAGGAGATTTTCAACCCTCCTGAGAATGAAACTGTGAAATGTGGACGAGGGGAGTATACGTCGAATGATACTGGTGATTGTGTAGGACCCGAATGGCGCCTGATGATTTCAGTACAGAACACTGGTTTTCTGTCACAGTTGTCTGTGAATATTGCACTGTGTACAGGAACTGAAAATCGAGGAACGATGTTCTGGATGGGCCAGTTTCCGATGTGTGTGTACATTTGTCCTCCAAAATAGTAATCGACGTGTCCATGTTCGCCTGGCTTGAATTCGTTAACAGGTATCAATTCATTCCCGTCGTGTCTGAACATCTGATGTACTTGAAAATTTTTTGGTCTACATTGTTCGATGATATTTAGGACCCACATTAACTAAAAGAAAACGATATATTATTTATAATGGAAGGACGCTATCAAGAACGCTTAGCTGAATTTCAAAAAAGAATATCTAAAGGGGATTCTGCTGCGCAACAGGAGATGTATGACTATATGGCTGAATGCATTCCTTTAATAATGGAGTTTGAATCAGCTGGAGGGAAGAAGAAGGATGTATACGAAAAGTACATGACAACCGTAGAAGGGAATCATATCACGCCTATGCAAAAGAAGAATCCAGGGTATATACCCAAGTGCAAAGGATGTGGTTCATTTGAACATACACTTGACGACACGACGAGTGACATGATCTGTCTTCAGTGTGGAATGACAGATTACGTCCAATGTCAAGAAGTGGGTTTCAAGGAGGAGCAGGACATGGAACGCCATGTCGTCTATTCCTACCGGCGTGAGAACCATTTCAACGAATGGGTCAATCAGTTCCAGGCAAAAGAGTACACGAGTGTACCGCAAGAACTGATTGATCAATTACAACTCGAAGTGAAAAAACAGCGCATCAAAGACAAGTCAGACCTGACACACCGCAAGGTGCGCGAAATACTCAAGAAGATTCACATGAATAAATACTACGAACATGCACCCTACATCACAACGATTCTCAACGGGGTTAAACCACCAGCCATGCCTCAAGCATTGGAAGACCGACTTCGACTCATGTTTGGGCAGATTCAAAAGCCTTTTGAGAAACATTGTCCCGAGAACCGTAAAAACTTTTTGAGTTACAGCTACGTCTTGTACAAATTCTGTGAACTCCTCGGTGAAGATGAATACTTGCCGTGCTTTCCATTGCTCAAGTCAAAAGAAAAGCTTTACAAGCATGACATTATATGGAAGAAAATTACCGCTGACCTTGGGTGGCAGTGGTTCCCGACTTGCTGAGTCCTCACTGAGATTTTTTTACTGGTTTCACCGGGAACCACCAGTCGATAATATCACAAGCCCGTATGGTCAAATAGTACAGGGCAGAAAGAACCCGCGTCGACATCTTCGTATCAGAATCACGTACCACTGTAGCAGCCGCCTTTTTCATCTCTGGTGTGAACATTTGAGTTTAAAATGTCAGGTCTTTTTAAATGATGAAACTTGTTGTCGAGATCTTGGGCTACAAACCCAAAAATGTTACGCGTAAAAAAGCGAGTCCAGTCAAAAAGTCAACAGCCAACATCGAAAAGAAATTCAAACGTCTGGTGATGGATGGGTACTCGATAAATCGAGCACGTTACCTTTCGAGGATGTAAGGTCTTCCACTTCGAGGTCACTTCCCGAATTTGGAAAATTAATCAGAACAGCCTCAGACAGACCCAGCAGCCTCATGTACATACGCGTTTGGATACGGTGCTCATCCTTGAGAGCCTTCACCGATTTCAACTCAACGATGATACGAGAATCCACGATGAGATCCGCACGAATGTTTCCAATTGCATGCTCATCAAACATGATTGGAACGATTCGCTCCGTTTGATACGGGATACTCAACTTTCGAAGCCCAACCTCCATGGCGTTGTGGTATACGCGCTCCGAAAACCCAGGTCCGAGGGAATGCCATACCCGTATCGCGACTGACCGTACATGTTCCTTCATACTGAAGACTCTGCGGGGGGAGGGTTTAGGTTAAAAATAGGCATGTTTGCCTGCTGGACATTCTCTGAGCCCGAACGCTTGTAGAAGCGCTTCTCGAATACTGGACTTCCGCGGTACACAACTGGAAACATCATAGCGTCAAACTTGGACGCATTGAGCGTCTCCTGGATCGACGCGATGATCTGTACTGGAAAAACGTCACCAGGCTTGAGTTCAAAAACCCAATCGTTCTTTGCAGCCTCTTCGCCATCCACAATCTCATCTTCAGGTGCCACGATACGATTGAGCTGGTCTGCAAGCTCCGTCGTCACAAAACTCACAGGCACTACCGTGACGTCAGTAGGACCATCCTTGATACGAGCGCGGTCGAGCCAATACTGCACCATTTCTAATATTTCTTTTAATGTTGGTTTTAGGTAGATGGAGACGACGTTGTACGTCGATTCGAGACAGAGAGACGTGACATTGTATCCATCAGGGAACTCGTACACTCTGTTTCTTCAGTCGCCCGTCCATAATATAAGTCAGGTTGATCTGATTTCGGCCAAAATCCCAAACACAATGTATAACCTCATGACGAGTTCGAATGTACTCACATTTGATTCATCCAACGTGGCTTTGAACCCTGGTTTTTACTCGACGTGTTCACTCGTCGACACGTTCAATAATAGTGATCAAGTATCGAACGTCGCACTGAGTTACCTGGAAGCTGAAGGGAAGTTTCTCTTCACTGGAAACTTGACATCGGTGACGACCTTGACTCAGGAAATTGCAGAAATTCTCGGTCTGCCGCTTGGAACAACACTGTCGAGTCCAATTGCAAGCAATGCCGTTTACCAAGGGATTTACCCAACAGCAAATGCATACATCGTATCGAATACCATCGTGAGTCTCGAAATGAACGATTATATCTGGCTCGATATCGAAGAGTTTCGGACGCCGTTCACGACTGATGCTCGGAAGTTGGTTCTAAATCCACAGGGTGTATACACGACGACGAGTAATACATCGGCACGTTCATTTGCCATTATTCCAATGGATGTTCCATCCGGTGGAATAAAATCGTTCAGAGAGGCGGCAGATTACCCAGTATATGTGACATTCCCATCACGACTCGATTCACTTGACAGACTCACAATCAGCTGGCTCGACCGAAACGGAAAACCCCTGGATTTCCACGGACTTGACGTCAATTCATTCACGCTTCGACTTCATACAGTACATGTACCGGATGAAGTCGAACGTCCTGTCAGTTTACCACCGCCCGTTCCTTTTGAAAAGGAGAATCAAAAGGTTGTATGGGGTGCGACGATTGCGCTCGTTATTGGCCTGATGTTGATTATTTTGGCTGGGAAGAAGAGGGTCTAAGGTCTGGGGCACGCGTGCCCCAGCTCGCCGTTAGTTACTCTTCGTTAGATGTCGTAGGTCCGGTCGAAGCCACACGAGCGTCCACGTCGCACAGAATGTATCTTCTTCGTGTTTCTGTGGATGATCGCGACATACAACGACTTGTCTTCCTGACAATTTTGAAATGAGATCACGGTCGAGATGACCACTGTACCGGCTCATGGGGTGTGCAGGGTCAAACACACGTATGATTTTTGACCCAATGAATTCATAAGCCATAAAATGACCTTCTTCATCTGAAATGGGAGTATACAGCGTCCCTTTTGGGTGAATAATTCGGCGACACTTTGTTATGTCATAGTCACCCAGACAACCTGTAAAATTTCGACGAAATGCAGGGTCGTTCATTATATTGTCCCAATTGGTTTTCAAATTATTCATACAGTTTTAGAGATCCTCGACTATAACTGACATACCCTTGATACGACGCTGTTCAGCTTGGGTCGTCTGACCTGGGACACGTCGAACGCCGGCGCGGCTGATCGCGAGGACGGTGAGGAGCATAAGCAGAATAAGAATGATAACAGAGCGCTTCATTTGTTAAAGGGTGAGAAAAAACATTCAGAACTTGGTACGGACCCATGCGGCATTTTTGAGCACCGTGTTGTGTGCCGTCGGGGACGTACGCTTGAGGTAACGCGCCAGAATCTGGAGGCGACGGAACACTGCCAGTGGTGAGTTGCTCTTCATGGCAAATGTCAGCGACTTGTAACGGTTCGGTACATTGGCAGATACAGTGTACCCATACAGCTTACCTGGTGACAGGGGTGGAAGTGTATACGGACCCTTGCCTGGAAGACCGCGGTTAACGACGCGAGCAGACTTGACGCGAACTGTGCCACCTGAAATGTGACGCGTGTAAGCGCGGTGATTCGCGCTGGCTGGGACACGGATTGTCTTTGGCTTGCGGCGGAACGTGTACGCGCGACGAAGGATGGTTGGCATTACTTTTTCACTAGATAAAAATTCCTTTCCACTGAGTCCTCTCGCCTGTCGAACAAGGTGCACGGAGTGCACCTTGTCTTAAAAAAATGGGCGCACTGTCCTGTAAGTATGAAGTACGTCGTTGGTGATTTCGAGTCGACCGCTCAAAAAATTATACATTCGATCAGCTTCACACCCGTGAATGTTACTGAGAAGAAGACATGGGTATCACACGGACGTCATCAAACCCCAGAGTACCGCAAGAATCGGTCTGTGACGCACGGAGAACTGCGAACCATTTTCATCAAAGAGGCACTCGATGACCCACTCATCGCTGAGAATGATCGCGTTCAATTAAAGCTCGGTCGGACGATCATCCACGGGCAAGAGGCGGTTGTTCTTCCGTTCCGTGACGCCATCTGTGAGTTTATGCACTGTGTGTGGGAGCAAGGGGATGGCAACTGGCTCGCACACTCGATGGATAATGAATTGGAAATTCTGCAGGTGACGGACACGCACTTCAATACGGGTCTGTTTCCGAAACCTCTCCGAGCGTTCCCGGACTGTTCTACGATTCCCGGGTGGTCGAAGATCGCCAAGGTGTGTACGCAGCACGTGCTCACGACACGATGCCCAGACTTTTTCAAACAGTACGAGTCGTGGATGACGATGAATGGGTGGACACCGGCAAAGTTTTCGGCTCGGCTCGAGGATTTTGTTCGGTTTGTTCGGGATGATCGGGACTATTCTCAGCAGCACATTGCCCCGTGTGACGTGATTGATCTGTGTGAGGTTCTTGCAGCGGCGAACCCTCCCCTAGATGGCAAATCGTACATGATTTCGAGGCACGTGAGTGCGTGGAGTGGTACCCAAACGAAAACAGCTTCAGTTTCGTCTCTGTAGAAACCCCAAAATCAAACAATTCAAAGTTGGACATATCGACGTCGACCGTGGGGTATGTGTACCTCGGTCTCAGACACATCGTTGTGTTCAGTATGCTCGTGATGTACGACTTGAGGTTGCGTGTGTCATATTCGACAGACTCCTTTGCCCACACCGATCTCAACGTCTTTACGTCCGCCTTTCCCACAAAAATTCCACCTGGTGTTTCCTCCATCGTCCCGCCGTCAATGTACCGGCGTCCCTGATATTCCACAGATGCAAACAGAAACGGTACTGCGATGGTCATACACAACGCATCCACCACGGACATATTCGGAGTCGACTTACACGAAAAGTATTCTGTACGTGCCAGATTGACACAGTATGCACTTATGTGTACCTTTGGCATTGTCGGGCGAAGATCTTGTAATTCCCGAAACGTCAGATCTTCTTTACTGAAAAAGACACGAATGATGTCGACGATTACTGTTCGAATCTTCTTTTGACTGACGAGTCCGAAATGCTTCAAAAACTGACGGATGTTGGGTTTCATGATTTCCTTTATCGGAATGTCCAACGAGTAATCCAGTATGGTTTTGATGTTGCCTTCGGCGACGACGTAAAAAAAGGCGAGGAGCCCACCGGCACTCGCACCTGAAATGTCTTCGAGATTGTCAAGTTCGTGACAATCTCGAAGGGCGCCCATCGCGCCAAGGAATGCAAAATATGTCATCGCACCGGGGCCAATCGCCAGATGTTTCATTATTGTGTCAGTGCCGGTTCACTTTAGGCTCAGCATATAAAGAGTGGAACGTACCAGTGCTGTAATCTCATCCTGGATGTTCTTGAGATACGAGTCTCGTGGAAGGCGCATGCGGCGAAGCTGTGTCAGAAGTGAACGAAAATACAATTTGGGGTTGCGGGCAATCGTGCGACGACCGACAACAATGCGGCGAAAACGGCCATACTTACCCATGTATGCCTCGGCGTAACTGTCAAACAAAGGGACTATACCTTCATAGTACGCCTGGAGCGCCTTGTGCTGTGCAAAGGAGTTTGTCGTCAAGTGGAAAGCGTGCGCCTGAGTACGGGAGTTCATAAGAAGACCGACGTACTTCTGACCATTCATTTAATAGTAAGCTGCGAAATTCTTACGCAGGAAGGAGAACACCAGGGCGAACACCAGTGTGTGCACGCCCACCGCCAGAAGGGAAGACTGGCCAGACATAAATACACCCTTGCCTGCTGGGGGGATCGTCAGAAGGACGCCTGGGGTCAGCAGTACGAACAGGATGGCGGGCACGATCAAGTCAGCTGGGCGCAGAGACACCTTGAGCACAAATCTGGCAATAAGGTAATACACCAGGGACAGAACCAGGGCGTGCACCAGGACTGGGCTGGGGCCCACGCGCAGGAGCAGGCCCGGGCTGAGTAGGGCGAACAGGATGGCTGGGGTCAGAATCTTGGGGCCGGTAATATCCATGTGGGCAGATACTATCTACCGAGAAAATTGTCGGACAAACTCGGCAAAGTCGTGGAAGGACGCATCTTTCATCAACGTGCTGTTGAGATGGTTGTCCTCAAGGTACTGACGAAGGGACATCCACATGTTGAGGACATCCTCAGAGTGCCAGTCGTGCCAATCCGTCGGACTGAGAAGGAGATCGTGGTCCTCCTGCTCGTCGTATGCCTCATCAAAGTCGTCGCCATTGACGAGAGCGTCGTCACGGTACTCGTTGTTGATACCCATTGTTGGTTTCTACTTGTTTTTCTTACGGTTCGTCTCCTTAGATGTTGTTTGCCGCTGCGCGGCGGTGTCACGTGTGACGCCTGATTAAGCGGTTTTCTTGACGGTGATTGTGTTACGCTCCTTGACAGGGGCGTGGTCGACTATAATCTGGTACACCTGCTCAACCTTAGTATCGTCACCTCCAAAATAGGCACGCAGACCCGCCAGAATGACATTCTTCGTGATGCTGCCAC